CGGGCTTGCGGATGTTGATGATGTAGCCGATTTTCGCGCCGGCGCGACCGAACTTATCGTCGTACTGGCGGTCAACCTTTTTGGTGAAGGAGATGGAGTTTTCGAGAACCAGCAGGTTCTTCCAACTGATCTCCTGTCGGGTAAGTAATACGTTTGCCACTTAGAGCTCCTTTTGGCTCTATCGCTCTGCGGCTTGCGCTGCCCTTAAATCTCGGGCTTTGCCTGGATAGCTCGGCTTTGCTGCGATTTCCGCAAAGGTAAGAGCGGCTGAAGATCCCGCAGTGCTGACCGTCCGCACCGGAGCGGGCACTTTGGGTTTAGGTTTTGTGGGTTCTTCGCTATGAGCCTCGCCAGGTGCAGGCGCGCCAGTCTTCAGCCTCGCGGAGAGGCGACCGACTTCCATCACAGCGGAGAGTGGAGATAACTCACCGAGTTTTCGTGCATAGGCAGGGTGTCGCCCAAGGTAATAGACCACTTCGGCGCCATTCTCCTGCTCTAAGATCGCTAGCTGAACTTCGCGGCCAATGTGGATGTCTTGATTCACCACATCGTCCCAATCCTCATAGGTGTCTTTGGCTTCTTCGACTTGGGCCTTATAGCTGAGAAGGTTTTCGTTAAAGCGCGCTTGGTCGGCAGCCTGCGCATCCTTCACGGCCTTGTCCTTAATCCCCTTATCCAGACCCCAGGCAATCAGCGCGTCTTCATACTTCTGTTGGCCGTCATCGCCCTGTTCGAAATCGGCACGCTTGGGCCGCGCCGCTTCCTTGGGCGCTTCTTCCGTTTTGGGGGTGACAGTTTTGCCGGATTCTTCGAGCTTCTTGCGCAACTCCTCGTTTTCGCGCTTCAGCTCCGCTGTCGCGCGTTCGATGGCCCTGGTCTTACGGCTCTTGCGGGGAGGAGCAACTTCTTCCTCTTCTTCCCCCGCAGCGGCGGCAGGCTTGGCTTCTTGCTTGTCCTGCCATCCCACATGGGCAGCCTCAAATTCCTCTTCGGTCTTGAAGTCCTCACGCTTGGGCTCGGCGGTGACTTCAGGCTTCTCCGCTACTTCATAGCCTGCCCTTTCCACTACTGCCTGCAGGTTCTTTTCGCGGACCTCATCACTAACTTCGTGGCTGGCAGACTTAAGGATTATTCCGGTTGGCATCTATCCTCCTAATTCAATGCTGCTTCGCAGCGAACTTGATTGCTGTCAAACGCGAGCCTTATCGACATTCCTAACTCTTTATCTGTCACCCGTTCCCACTGGCCAACCTCTGGTAGAGGAAGCTCGGCAAATTCTCTGCGGCCAGTTGCGCGTATATCTGCGAGAAATTCGCTAGCCACCTTGCGGCAGAAGTTCTCAACCGACTGTTGCGCTATGGGGTCGAACGAATAACCTCGCGAGATAATTAGGGTCTCTGTCGTTAGCTTCTGAGAAAGGGGTCCAAATTCGCCTTCCTTGGTGTCGTTCGCCATCACATACAAGCATTCAAAGGCGATTAATCGCGGCGTTAAAAAAGCGGTTGGCATGTGCGCTCCTATTGCTGAACGTAGGTAATTCTTACTGACAAGATCGGCGTCGAACCTACCGTGCTAAGTACGCAGAGTCCCTGACTTGCGCCGGTTGCAAACAACGTCCCGCCATACCCTTCGGTCCACACTACCGGGGCAGTGAAAGTGGAGTTGCTGTAGGTGTTCGTTAGGGCTGTAGGAGAAGTGGCGCAAGACGCTCCGGTGCCGTTCTCGAGAATGGCGGTGTTCGTGGTAGTGGTCGAAAAGCTGCTAATCACGTAGCTGCAAACGTATATATTTGTCGTACCGGATGGGGCGACAAGTGCAGTTGTGGTGGCCGTGTTGATATTTTGAAACGTGGACTGCTTCTGCTGGCTTAAGTCTTGGCACGGATCGGTCGACCCTGGCACTACCGGAGGGGCCGCAGCAACGATTAGTGAAGGATCAATTGCCGCCTGAGTCAGTGTAATGTTTATGTTGGCCGCACCTGAACCGTAGGCCGAGGCGCGCACGCGGAAGCGCATCGCTGCCCACACCGGGCATTGCCAGGCACGCACCTGATTGGTCGGAACGACTTCGCTCGCTTCCAAAATGTTGACATCAGTGCGGGCACAGACTTCCTGAAAGTAGTTCGTGCCTGCTGTTGGGTCCGAGAAGTCGAAACCAATGGTCACGCCAGAGTAGGTGCCGGAGATGGTGATCGTGGCCGCTGCATAGTTCTGCACAGGCACGTCTAGCGTGGAACCTGAACCGGATGTTTGCGGCGAGCCGCTGATTCCAAGCGTGGTCACAAAGACTTGGTTCGCACACGTCGCGCTTGGCGTGCTACAGGAGGAGGTCAATTGGCCGTTGTAACTGATGTTGGGCAGGATGTTCTGAGCAAACAGGCTTCCGCCCGTCGCCAGCAGAACTAGCGAGAAAAACAGCAGTTTGATTTTCATTTTATCCCGTTGATCCTGGCACTGGAGTAGTTGGGGCTGCTGGTGTGATGGGTTGGACCTTTGGCTCTACTTTCCCTGGCAACTCGGGTGTCTGTGGCGCTGCACCGGCCTCTTGCTCTACGCTCATCGAGTCATGCAATGTTTCGAGCCGGTGAGTGATGATGCCAAGCTCTTCCTCTAATCGTGCCTGTGCGGCGGCATCATGGCTCTTCAATAATTGCAATATGATCTGCGTGCGGTTGTTTTCAAGGGACACGCGCTCCCTGCTCTCAATGTCCAGCCGCTTGGTGCGGATCGTGTCAGACGCCCGGGCCAACTCTGCGACGAGTTGCTGTTGCTGCGCGGTAAGCTGCTGAATGACAGCGCCCTGCTGCGCGAGTTGGGCGTCTTTGTCAGCGGGGTCCGCGTCCTGAAACTGCGGCGGGACCATTTTCTTGAAAATCTTTGCTAGTTGGTCCGCACCGTTAAAGTCGGCATTCTGAGCCCACAAATACAGGATCGGCATAAATGCAGGGCTTTGAGCAATCGCTGGCTGTGCGATTACCTGCGTTAAAGCCTTGAAGCCTTCCTGCCGCCCGGTCTGACTCATTGGGCCTGCAGAAAGCGTTACGTCATAGTCGCCCTTGCCGACATCGTAGGCCTTTCGAATGGTCTGCGGATCGAGCAGATAGGCCGCATCTTGGTCGGTGCTGCCATATTGCGAATTGAAGATTGCTGCGTGCTTTATGCTGTCATCAGGGTTGACGATGCGCTGTAACTTAGGCTCGGTGATATATCTCGGCCAGATGTCTAGCAGAATCTTTCCCTGCCAGCGGATCGCCCGGTTGAGATTGTCGGAGTAGCTCAGCATTCCCTTGTCGGACTGCTGCTGGCGGGTAAGGATGGCAAACCCTGACTCAGCCTGCAGGTTGGGCTGGTCGGCTTGCGGGCCATAGATTCCGATGACCGCTTTCATGTCGTAATCCGCCTGCTTGATGATCGCCGCCATGCCAGCAATGTCTACATTGCGGTTGGCACGGCTGGGCGGCGGGAGTGGCCGATCCTGCTTATCGAAGGGCTGGTAAGGAATGTAGGCGAAGTTCTTTCGGTTCATCAGCCGATAGAACTCTTCGAAGTTCTCTGTGGCGCCCATGGGCACAAACAGCGGGTCTTTGCCTTGTGCGTCTATCTGCTCGACTTGGCGGGTTACCATGAAGTCGTAGATCCGCTGCGCGTCCCGGTAATCGCGCACCATGCCCGCTTTGTAGGCCCTTCCATTCACGTTCAGGCGCACGCCAAACAGGTCCACGAGAGGAATGTACTTGCCTAGATATTCGTAGGTTTCGAGGACTTCGATGGCGTTATGCTTGACGCAGTGAACCTTACGGACGATGGTTGAGCGCTCGTCATCAATGACTGACTTTTCGAGGTCGCTCAGGTCCTTCTTGAGCTTTACACTGCCATCGGAGAGTTGGCAGATGGTCTCGGGAATAAGCTCGACCCACCAGTATTCCGCTACACGCGCACCGTGCTTTGTGACCCAACCAGGCACCGGCGAGCCCGTATCGGTCGGGAAGCGCAACTGGACCATGAGCGTATTGCCATATTTGGCCTTGTACTCTTCTTTGCTCAGGTCCTCGACAACGTGCGCCCACAGCGGATCTTGCCCGAGTGGATTGCGAATGGGAGACAGGTAAGCATTGAACGGATTCTCGAAAGGTTCAATTCGCGGCTCTTGGTCGAAGGACATCTCCGAAACGTAGTCGGTCTTGACTCTCCACGGGCACCAGCCGGTGCGCATCATCCAGTCGTAGGAGTCGTCGTAGGTCACATCCGCGAAGCTGGCAACTTCGATGTGCCGCAGAACGCCTTGGTGAATCTTGGCAAGTTCTAGGTCGGCTCCAGAACCAACCGGATTGACAAGCATGGAAGGCCGGTGCTGGCGTTCGTCGCCTGTGTATTGCCGCAGGAACGAGGGGGCGCGGTTGATGGTCAGGCAGGGCTTACCGTCTATTTCGCGGTTGGCCTTGACCGCTTCATCCCATTGGCCTGTGCCGATGGAGAATTTGAGGTCTTCGAGCCCCTGCTTGCGACTCTCTGACTCTGCTTCGGCGGTAATCTCGAAGCGCTTGAGAGACGTAGTAATGACGCTCTCGGCGTCTCCCTGCAGTTTCTTATCGCGTTTACGGGACTTGGAATCGAGGATTACGGCCATCTAACGGGCTAGAACGTTTTCATTCCTGGCGCATCATTCAAAGCGCAACAAGCGTTCAGAAACACTCGAAATGCTCCCTGCTTGCAAAATTGGTTGCGGCCCTGACTGTCGGCTTTCTTCGCTGGAGTGTGGTACTCGCAACGGCGGCATCCGAACCCCTTCTTCGGAGTCTCCCCGTAATCCGCCATGTTCTTGCTGATCTTTTCCGCGAACAGAAGCTCAGAATCGCCAGCGTCCAGGTCTTCCCAGTGTCGGCAACTGCCATGATCCGGGCTTATTTCGCCTTCAACGGCCACACAGGACTTTGGCTCGTACTTGTTACATTCGCCACAGAGGTAGTTCCCATCATCGTCAAACGCGCGCGGGTCGCCAGCCCAAGGGTCGGAATACTGGAACATTTTGGCGAAGGTATCCCGCAGATGCGCTTCGAGAACTTCGTCATATTCCCCGGTATCTTCGAACAGGCCATCGGCGCCGAGCGGAGGCTTGATGATCTTCCTGGTGGTGGTAGTCTTGGCTGGCTTGCTGCCTTCTAGGAGCATGAATTTCGCGTAAGTCTCACGGTCACGCCATCGCAACTCTGATGTCGCCTTCCTGACAAAGCGCGATGTCCTCGACTTCGAGATCTACCCAGTTGCCGATCAGTACGACTTGACCCGGGAGCACGCTAACGGGCCTGCGATAGCCTGGAATCCATTCCCACACTCGATGCTCAATGGGGGAAGCGGTGCAGAAGTAGCCT